GAATACATAAACATACTTGACGTATTTTTTACATTATTAGATAATGTAACTTTTTTATCAAATTTTGTACAATTATAAAACATATACGAAACATCTTTAACTTTTTCTGGAATGGTAATATCCTCAAAGTTGTAGTTTGTACAATTCATGAAAAACGAATTTAGATTCGTAACATTATTTCCAATTATAACATGATTATTGAAATTCTTACAATTATTAAATAATGATACTGCATTTGTAACATTATTATGAATAATTAAAGATTCATTATATAAAATACAATTATTAAGCATATAAGAAATATCTATTACATTGCTAGAAAGATCTATATGCTGTTTAAAACCATTTGAAGAATCAAACATATGAGACATATTATAAATATTATTTCCAAAATATACTTTAATCCATTCGTTGTTTACCGTATTTGAAAATGGCCCGAAATTATAAAACATATATGAACAATCTTCGACGCTATCAGCTACATATACTTCTCCACCGATAGTATATGATGTATTAGAATTATAAAACATGTAAGAAGCATCTTTTAAATTCTTTAAATATAACATACTAGGGAAATTAAATCCACCAGAAACAATTGAATTTGCAAACATTCCTTGAGCGTTTGTTATAAATGGCGTATTATAAAAGCCATTTAAATCCCATTTATACCCAGCACCATCAGAAAAAGTCCACGCCATATTTGTTACGTTTCTTGGAAATACGTACTCATAGGTATTTTTACCCATCAAAAGAGTACATCCTCTAAACATATTAGACATATCAACAACATTATTTCCAAATATAAGCGAATGATAATTGTAATACCAAACATTATCAACTATGTAGGATTCTGAAGACCCAGTTAAATTGGTACAACCTCTAAACATATTAGAAGTATTTGTTACTGAATCTGAAATATAAATATTTGTATTTAATTTAATACAATTATAAAACATACCAGAAACATTTTGCACCATACTTGGAATAATAATATCTTTTGAAGTTAAACTAGATACATCATTTGCGTTTCCATTTGACGTCAGATTTTTACAATCTCTAAACATATTAGATGCATCCATCACATCCACAAATTTCTCAAGATTTGTTCCGCTTTTATTTGAATTCCTATACATATTGGATACATTTCTTACATGCATAGGAATATTTACTTCCATGTTAAGTTTTATACATCCATCAAATAGCCCAGACATATTATTAACAGATTCTGGAATTTCTATATAGTGGTTATAAACAGTTCCAGGACCGTACCTATTATCAAATATAAAATTATTACAATCTTTCATCATATATGAAATATCAGCAACATTTTCATTTAAGAACACTCTATTATTAAATAAGCTCATACCTTCCATAAAATGCGAAAGATTTGTAACATTTCTTGGTATATTAATATCGTATACTCTATAAGTATTCATTCCCCTCATGGCATTTGATAAATTAACCATAGAATCTGGAAAAGTTATTTTAGTTGTTAACTTATAGCAGTCTCTAAACATATTAGAAGCATCAGTTACGTTATTTGGAATGGTTACAACTCTATTAAATATGAAACAACCATCAAACATTGACGATGTGTTTGTTACATTTGCAGGTATTGTAACTGGTTGATTAAATTTTTCGCACCTTCTAAATAAATTTTGAGTATTTGTAACATTTGGTCTTATGGTGACAGAATAATTAAATATGCTACATCCATCAAACATGCCATACATATCAGTAATGTTTGTTGGAATTGTAATTGCACTATTAAAATTAAAACAATTATAAAACATATTTGTAGCATTTTTAACACTTTGCGGTATGTTTATGCTATTTCTAAAGTTATTACATCCGTAAAGGAAATTTGAAGCATCATTTACATTTGGCATAGTTATAGTCTTATCAAATGCATAATCATTATAAAACATAGATACAACATTTGTAATGGTTGATGATAACATTATGCTATCATTAAACTCATGACATTCATAAAACATCTGGTATGCATTTTGTAAATTAAGAGGAAGTTCTATATCTTTGTTAAAAATATAACAATTATAAAATGCATTCGATGTGTTAACAACAAGTGGAGGAATATCAATAATTCCATTAAATTTATAGCAATTATAAAATACATCTTCCATATCTTTTATTGATTGAGGCATAGAAAGACTATGTGAAAACTTAAAACAGTTTTTAAACATAGAAGACATATTTGTTATTGTCCCATGAAGAGTTAAAGGCATATTAAAATTAAAGTCATTATAAAACATTTCTACCGCATTTTGAATATTTGCACCTAAATTTATTTTGCTGTTTAAATATTGCATGTTATAAAACATACGATACGCATTTGTAACATTATTCCCAATATTTACATTTGCATTAAAGTTTTCACAGTTATTAAACATGTTATGAACATTTAACACACTATCAGGAATAGTAATATCTTTTGAAAAGTTAAAGCAATTTTTAAACATTTCATATGTATTTTTTACATTTGTTCCAATATACACATTACTATTCATGTATTGAAGATTATAAAACAAACGATATGCATTTGTTACATTATTTCCTATATGAACATTACCATTAAATATACCAGAATCGTTAAACATGTTTAAACAATTTAAAACACTATCTGGTAAAGTAACATCACATGAAAAATTAGGACATGGCGATAACATATTGTAGGTATTTTCAACGCTTGTTCCAATGTATACTGGATATGCCATATTCGGAGAATAAATAAACAAATTTTGTGCATCTGTAACATTATTCCCAATATGAACTGGTCTATTAAATTTTTCACAATAATTTATCATCCCAATACAATTAAGTACACTATCAGGAATTATTAAATCTTGTGAAAAAGAATGCTTATTATTAAACATCTCATAAATGTTTTTAAGAGATGATCCTAAGTATACTTCTTTGTTGTAATCTAATGTATCGTATAAAAGCCTATAAGCATTCGTTGCATTATTCCCAATATGAAGTGTAGAATTAAAATTATAACAATTATCAAACATCCCCCTAATTTCTAAAGTACTATCAGGAATTGTAACTGGATAATTAAACATTGTACAATTTTTAAAAAACTCATACATGTTTTTTGTATTTTTTCCGATATATACTTTCTTATTAAACAAAGGAGACGTTGCAAAAAAGCGATATGTATTTTGCACATTATTTCCAATATGCACTGGGCTATTTAAAATTGTACAACCATTTATAATATCAAGAGCATCTATTGTACTATCAGGAATAGATACAAAGAAATTATAAGATGCTTTTCCTCTAAATAAATCTCTTGCATTTAATACATTCTTCCCAATATATACCAAATTGTTATATGATGGAAAATCATGGAAATAATTGTATATATTTTTAACACTATTTCCAATATGAAGCGTTGACGAGAAACTAGTTCCATCTATCATATTAGAAATATCTATAACACTATCCGGTATAATTATTCCTTTATCAAAATTTGTATCATTTCTATAAAGTTCAGACGCGTTTATAACACCTTGAGGAATAACAAAATTTCCATTGTAATTTTCTATTCCTTTAAACATCTTTGAAATATCTTTTATGTTAGATCCAAGAAAGTTTACGTTTGAATCAAATGACATTGCTCCTTCAAGCATAGAAGAAGCGTTAGTAACTTTACTTGGAATATTTAAATCTATATTAAAATTACTTGCATTTTGAAATAATGAAGTAACATTTGTGACATTTTCTGGAAAATTAAAAGGAATGTTAAAATTTGTATCGTCTCTAAAAAATGAATACATATTTGTAAAGACGTTTGGCAAATTTAGATTTCCTTCTATATTTGGAAAAGAAAGTTTCGTACAATTTCTAAAAAATTCAGATCCATCTCCTTTATACTGACTAAAATTCATAGGATAGAGGTTAATATTTGTAAGATTCTTAAAATTACTAAATGTGCCAGTTACTGGTGATACTTCTCCAAATGAAAAATACCTGGCAGTTGTGACATTTGCTTCATCATAAAAGCCAATAATTTCTTGACCGCCTCTATCTCTATTTAGATAAAACATGTTATTTCCAGATGGAATTTTACTTGTTGAATAAATATACTCCACATTGTTTGGAAATTTATCAAGATTCATGTAAGCATAACCATCGTTATACTTTTTCCAACCAATGCCTTTTCCGGTTTCGTTTTTATGTTCCTCAAAATATTCCAAGAAATGTTCATTAGAGTCGTAAATAAATTCTCCATGATTCTTTCCTTGGTAATATATTATTGACGACCTAAGACCCATCTTGTTCTCCTTATCTTTTACGTATTAAAAATAATACATTATCATCGGCATCTGGAGGAAGATGCTCAACCGATGCAAATTTTAGATTTGTTATTTCATCTACAGGAGAAACCCAAACATTACTTTGTACTAAATATATTGTATCTGACTCTGAAGTTTCCGGAAAATCATCAACAGATTCAATTTTTATTGGTTCCCCTCCTCCGCCACCTTCTGGGGTGATACTGTTACCGCCACCAGAACCGCCAGGAGTAGTGGCAGTAGTTAAAGATCCAAATTTCATAGAAACTTTCATGTCACTACTCCTTTCTTTCTGGTAAATTTATTATCATTTTGAATTTTCGTTTATGTAAGGTAAATAGCGATTTAGCGTCCATAGCGTCACCAATATACATAGGTGATAGAAGTGATATGTCGGGAGCATGGAAACCGATATCGGCGGCTAGTGGTACATCGTTATTGTTGATTACATTTTCACTTGAAGATCATGTAATATCAAGTACCGTAATACATTCGGCGTTTGTGACAAATCCTTCAAATTCAATTATTTATGCATATTGTGACGCTAATTATTCTTCACAAACACCGAAAATAACTATTTATAGGTTGCTGTAATCCGCACCGTCAACAAGCCGATTACGTCACAAAAAACATGCCCTCTAATTTCATAACATTCATATTAGTTGTATAGTCACGATATACAGTAATAACTCCGTTAGTTCTTACGAAAGCCGTAATTACTTTGTCGTTTGTTGAATCTATACATAAAAGCGGTGCGACAGTTGAGGGCCTATATCCCGCGGGGACGGTAGCGACTTCTCCAAAGGTTGTAGCCGTTGAATTAGCAAAGCTTAGTTCGATACGTAATTCAACAATGTTACCCTGTTTCTGACAGTGTGTCATACTTGTTGTAGTATATCCCGTTGCAGGTGTTATATTGAACACTTGGGGAGTTAAATCGCTATTTAGTGTACTAATTTTACTAAAAGCATCAGCACCAGTTACAGATGAAGCGCTAGATGGATTTCCAAGATTATCATTCATAGTCTTTACAAGAGACGATGAAGGAACAGTAATATCACTAGTGCTTTGAGTTGTAGAAATATCAGATTGTCTAAGTTCAGGATCATCTATAGAAGGCGTTGCAGATCCAGTTCCTTTATAGACAAAATTACTATTTATATCCTGCTTAGACGCTAAAATATTATCAAGTCTATTATTGTCATCATCATAAACAGCTTTTGTTTTAGTTTTTGGGTATACTTTATTATGAAAAAAATCCTCGATAGTTTTTATTACCGTGGCCATTTTTATCTCCTTTCTAAAAAGATGGTTATTGTTCTTCATAATTATTATACACATATAAATTATAGAACTCATTATAATAATAAGTTGAAGAATCCCCTTCCCATTCTATTTCAGTCCCAGTAAACGACATAGCTGCTGTAGATTTTTTGGTCGTGGGGTTTATAAATATATCAGTATTTGCACAGAATATATTCATTTGTTTGTAAAATGATCTATTTTGTAAAAATGAATATGCTGTGCTAGTTATAGATGCTTTTCTTAAAATATAAATATTAGAATACATGTTTGTGCATCCATCAAACATATAAGTTGCAGATGTTACAGAAGCTGGAATTGTAGTATCTTGATTATATTGAAAACAATTCCTAAACATTCTGTAAGTACTTGTCACGCTATTTGGAATTTCTGTTTTTACATTATACATATGGCATTCTTCAAACATACTATAAGTATTTAAAATTCCAGAATTCATATGTATCTTAGAATTTAAAGTAGTACAATTATAAAACATGCTTTGTGCATTTGTAATCATATCTCCAAGATATACTTCGCTATCAAACGAAACACAGTTATTAAACATACTTGATGTATTTGCAGCTGATACATATCCACGTTCTGCTGGTATATTCATAGGATGATTTAAAGATACGCAATCTTTAAACATATCGACATAATCTATTATTTTAGGATAATACCATCTATCATTATCTTCATCATAATAGGTTCCAAAATTAACATATGCATTAAATGAGTGACAATTAGCAAACATATTTCTAACAGTTGTCACATTTCTTCCAATTGACACATTTCCATTAAAATATACTTTATTTGAAAGCATGGTTTGGAGTGTTGTAACCCCAAACCCTATATCTAAGTCTCCGCTAAAATATGGGCAGTCACTAAGCATTGTCCTGCAATCAGTAATATTATTTCCAATATATAAATAATTATTAAAATATGTGCACTGATTTAAAATTCCAGTGGCATACTTTACATTATCTGGTATAATAAGAGGTGCACTAAAATTCTTACAATTCATAAGCATACGGTTACATGAAATAACATTTTCTCCTATGCTTATAAACGAATTAAAGTTTATGCTATTTCTTAAAAAGTCAGAAAGATCTTTTATTCCTCCTCCTATAGATATATTAGCATTAAAGTTTGGACAATTGTTTATTATTCCCTTAATGTTTGTAACACTATCAGGAATTTCTATTGCCTGCGAGAATGTTCTGCAGCTATCAAACATATAAGAACAATCTTCTACATTTTCTCCTATCGTAACAAGACCATTATACCAAACAAGTCCTTTAAACATATTAGTACAATTTTTAATATTATTACCGATAAATATGTTTGAATTTAAATTAGTACAAGTTACAAAATAGTTTGAAAGATCGCTTACAACTTTATCTGGTATAATAAGATCTTGATCAAAATTGTTACAATTTAAAAACATGTTGTCTATATTTGTTACGTTTACTCCAATTGTAACAAACTGATTTAAATTATAACAATCTCTAAACATTTCAGAACAATCAATAGCATCATCCCAAATATAAGTTGTGGCATTATAATTATGGCAACCATTAAACATCCCATGTAAATTTTTAGCATATTTTGGAATATTTATATGGTTGTTAAACTTATTAGCAAACGAAAACATTTCAGAGCAATTTATAATATCATCATTTGTTACTACTTGCTCTTCCATATTGTTACAAAAATAAAACATTCTATATGTATTTGTAACATTTTTTGGAATTGTTACTTTCTGATTAAAATTATAACAATTCTCAAACATTGATGAGGTATTATCTACTAGTTCTGGTATTACTATATGACAATTAAAATTATTACATCCCCTAAACATTGCATACATATTAAGAATGCTTAAAGGAATATCAATATGCTGATTAAAATTACTTGCTCCATCAAACATTGAACAGGCATTATTTAATTTTGAAGGAATATGTATGCTCTTATTGAACTTATTTGCATTAGAAAATGCGTAAGATAAATCTCTTATAGTTTCTGGTATTACTACAATACTATTAAAATTATTCCCATTTTGAAATATTCCAGCTGCATTTGTTACACCATATGGTATATTAACAGGCATATTAAAATTATATGCATGTGCAAACAAGTATGCAACGTTTATAACACTATCTGGAATAGTAACAGAATAATTATAGTTATTTGCACCGTAAAACATATAAGACATATCTGTTGTGCTATTTGGTATAGCTACATAATTTCTAAAATTGTGAGCATTCATAAACATACCAGCAGTATTTACAACATCGTCTGGTATAGAAACAGATTTGTCAAATATTATACAATCAGAAAACATATATGAAGTATCTTTTGTATTTATATACCCAGTAACATCTGCATTTAAATTCTTGCAATTAGAAAACATGTTTGACGTATTTAAAACATTTTCTGGAATGAAAATAGCATGATTCCAGTTATTTGCAAATGCAAGCATCGATGATGTATCATTAACGCTTTCTGGAATAGAAACTTCATATGTAAAGTTATAGCAATGCGCAAAGGTTCCTTGCATGTTTATTGGAGATGTAGGAAGTGTCACATTTTGGTTAAATATATTGCAATTTGCAAACATCCATGCAATATTTGTCGAATTAGAACTAATAGTAATTTCTTTATTTAATATGTGACAATTAGAAAACATGTTATAAGTATTTGTAACCGATTCCGGAATAATCATAGAATAATTATAGTTATTACAAAAACTAAACATGTTTGATGCATCTGTTACTCTTCCTGGAATAACAACCTCATTTTTTAAATTATAACAACCAGCAAGCATTCCTTGTGTATTTATTGCATATTGAGGAATTATAACCGTTTGATTAAAATTATGACAGTTATTAAACATATCTGATAAATTTGTAACTGTCTCTGGAATATCTATGTGTTTATTAAAATTATAACATTCAGAAAATAAGTTTTCACAATTTGTAACACCATTTGGAATTGCAAATGCCTGATCAAATAAGTTACATCTTGAAAGCATCCCCCTAATATCATAAACAGTATTTGGGAATGTTACACTTTTATTGAAATTATGGCAATTTCTAAACATGTTTACACAATTTGTAACACCATCTGGAATTGCTACTAAATAGTCAAAGTTTTCACATCCATAAAATAAATTTGATAAATTAGCAATTCCTGAAGGTATAGTAACTTCTCTATTAAAATTCCTGCAATTATGAAACATTGACACAATGTTTTTAGCACTTTGAGGAATTGTTACAAATTGATTAAAGTTATTTGCATTCATAAACATCTGATATAAATTTTCAGCACCAGATGGAATAGTTAAACCGCTATTAAAATTAAAACAGTTATAAAACATATTCGACAAATTTGTCGCTACTTGGGGAATTATTACTTCTTTATTGAAATTATTACATCCATAAAAGAAATTTGCAAGGTCTTCTACAAGTGGCGGAATTACAAAACTACTATCAAAATTATGACAATTATAGAACATTTCATATGCATTTAAAACCGTGACTGGAAGTTCTACAATTTGGTTAAAGTTTGTACACTCATAAAACATTTGGTAAGCATTTGTAACATCACCATTTATGTTTATTTTCTTATTTAAAAACTGACAGTTATAGAAAAACTGATAAAGATTTGTAACTCCAGATCCAATGTTTACTTTACCATTAAAGTTTATGCAGTTATTAAACATATGATATGCATTAATTACGCTATCAGGAATATCTACATCCTGAGCAAAGTTTTCGCAATTATAGAACATCTCATATGTGTTTGTAACTGATGACCCAATAAATACTGGAGCATTTAAAAACTTGCAGTTATAGAATAAATGCCAAGCATTTGGTACATTATTTCCAATATGAACTGAACCATTAAAATTATTGCAATTATTAAACATTTGATAGACATTTATTACACTATCTGGTATAGTAACATCTTTTGCAAAATTCGTACAATTATAAAACATCCATGAGCAATCTTTTACGTTTAATCCTATGTTTATTTTTGAATCGAGTAAATGGCAATTGTAAAACATCTCGTGACAATTTGGAACGTTATTTCCAATATTTACATTACCATTAAAGTTTATGCAATTATTAAACATATGATATGCGTTGGTTACACTATCTGGTATTGTAATATCTTTTGCAAAATTCTCACAGTTATAAAACATGTTTGACGTATTTAATACGCTTGTTCCTATTACAACAGGAGAATTTAAAAATACAAGATTTCTAAATAAATAATTGCAATCTGTAACACTATTTCCTATTTTTACATAATTATTAAAATGTATGCAGTTATCAAACATATAATTTATGTTTACAGTTTTATCAGGAATTATAACTTCTGACGAAAAATATGTACAATTCCTAAACATTTCTGCTGCATTTAATACATTACTACCAATGTGAATTGTAGAATTAAAATTCGGAGAATAGGTAAATAGACGATTTGCTCTTGATACATTTTCTCCTATTGAAACTGGAGCATTAAAATTTGTGCAATACATAAACATGTCATCAATATCAAAACAAGTGTTAGGAATTTCCACTGATTTTGAAAAATTGCTACATGAATAAAACATCTCTTTAGCATTTGTTGTGGTGCCAAGAGATATGCTTTGATTAAACTCTTTACAATTGTAAAACATCCTATAAGAATTAGTGGGTCTTATTTGTATCAGATAATTAAATAGTCTTGCTTCATAAAACATGCATGCAGCATTTGTCGATGCAGATGTAGAAACCATACTATTAAAATCATATGCTTCATAAAACATATATGATGAATCTGTAACATTTCCAGGAATGGAAATTGGATTATTAAACCTATGAGCCCCATAAAACATAGAAGATGTTTTTGTAGCATTTCCTGGAATGATTACACTTTTATTAAACTTATAAGCATTTTTAAACATAGAAGATAAATCTGATACATTTGATCCAACATTTACATTTGAATTAAAATTAAAACAATCTTCAAACATAGAATTAGTGGTAGTAACTTTATCTTTTATGTTTACATCTCTATTTACATTTGATGCTCCTTTAAACATAGAATGACAAGATGTAGCATCATCACTTATATAAATTGCAAGATTTGTTGTACTAGAACTTACTCTTGCACTTGCATAAGGAAGAAATAATAAATCTGAATTGTAAATAGGATCTTTAATATTTATAACTGACCCAATAATCTTTGTGTTATTGTTGACATAATATCTGATTGTATTTGTAAAATACGGATCTCTATATGCATATATCGGATTTGGTCCATCATTGACATACCAAAAATCAGATCCATCAGGCATATTATTTGACTGATAAATATAAAGGTCCGTTGGTAATATAGAAAACTTATCGCTATTTAGATAAGCTGTAATTTCTTTTTCTTCTTCTGTTTCTTCCCAGGCTTTTGTAGTTCCTTTAAAAATTGCACTATGAAAAGCCCCGTTCATATAAAAATTGTCGTAATATTTCCCATTGTAATATAGATTAGGCATTTTTATCCCTCTTCTTCCTCTACATCCTGGATGAAATAAAACGTGTTTTTGTTATCATAACCAGATGGTAGTTCTCCTTCTACGATCTCTGCTTTCATTTCATTTATGTAACGACCTAGATGTTCTTTTTTGTAAACATAAATCATTGTTGGATCATTTATTTCGCTAAAACTTGACACACTTTCTAAATTTGTAGCTCCCCCTGATTCACCGGAAGATCCAGAAGGAGCCCCTCCGTTTCCAGAACCAGAAGGAGTAGAAGCCGATGTTAATGATCCAAATTTCATTGATACTTTCATCGGCTTCCTCCTTTCATTTTAAATTTTTTATACACATTATGATATATGATAAATATCTATACGTGCTCCATTATGTGCCATCTCAGAAGTAATTCCAAGATATTCGTACAATTCGTCAGTTGTATTTTTACCAAAATTATTTGCTGTTTCTGATATTGATATTACCGATTTAAAATTGGTGCAACCATTAATTATTCCTTCAGCATTAGACATATTTAAACCAATGTAAATATTTTTGTCAAAATTTGTGCAATCTTTAAACATATTAGAGCATGTAATTAAAGTATCGCTTAGATATATATCAGAGGAAGGATTGAAATTAGAACATCCTTCAAACATTGAATCCGAATATAATATATTTTCTCCACCATAAGTAATAGTAGCATTTAAACTTATACAATTTTTAAACATATATCTAGTATTTATTACATTAGTTCCGATATAAACATCACTATTAAAATTAGTACATTCTCTAAACATTGCAGATGCATCGTTAACAAAGTCGGGTACATTTACTGCATAATTAAAATTTGTACATCCTTCAAACATTCCGATAGTATTTGTAGCATAATATGGTATACTAATTTCTTGATTAAAATTAGAGCACATAGAAAACATCCAACCAAGATCCGTTGCACTATCTGGAATATTCACAATTTGATTAAAATTAAAGCATCCTTCAAATAATCCTCTCATATTCGTAATTCCATCTGGAAAATCTACGATGCTATTAAAATTCTGACAATCAGCAAATAAATAACTTACATCTTTTACATTTCCATACGAGGAAATATTTATAGACTGATTAAAATTTAAACAACTATGAAACATATTTGCAATTGTTTCTACACTTTCTGGTATTTCAATTACTTCATTATCAAATAAAGTTCCCATAAAATGTGAACAACCTTCAAACATATGTGAACAGTCTATTGCAGTTTGAGAAATATAAAATTCCATACCTCTAAAAGACATACAACCACTAAACATTCCCTGGCAATTTGTTAATTTATCTCCAAAATAAACATGAGTTTGATTATAAGATACACAATTATTAAATATATAACTAGCATCTTCTACCTGACCATCTATCTGTATATGTTTATTAAAATTATTACAACTATCAAACATATGACTTGCGTTTATTAAAGAGAAAGGAAGATTTATATCTCTATCAAAAGATATACAATTAGTAAATGCATTAGAACAATTTATAACACCTTCCGGTATTTCTATATCATAATTCATATTAAGATCATTAGCAAACATATTAGACATGTCTGTCTTCCCATTTGGAATATAAATTGGCTGATCATAATTTGTACAATTATCAAACATGTCTTTAATATTTTCTGCTGATGCTGGAGTATTTATTACAGTGTTTAGATTTGTGCAACCAGTAAACATCTTATAACAGTTTGTAACACCTTCTGGTATATTAACAGAATTGTTAAACATCTGGCAATTTGCAAACATATAAGATGTATCTCTTATGGTATTTGACAAATTTGTAGGATAATCATAGTAATAACAATCTTCAAACATATTGTTTGTAACCAGATTTGCAGTTATGTTTTTTTCTAATATATCAGTTCCATAAAGATTTGCTAATCCTTTAAAATTTCCAGAATTCAAAAATATATTTCCGTTTGAATAATATCTAAGAACTCTTGAATTTGTAGGATCAACAAAGGCATATGTATTTACTTTATTAGCCATTTTATACCTCCTTAATCGGAAACCACAAATACTTCAGTTCCGGGGTCTGGCTCAGTATCAGATCCTAATATATAATTTGTCCCGGTGTTATTTAAAACATTTCCAAGAGTTCCAAGATTAACATTAGAATAATCATCTCCAGGTGTAGGAGGCTCTGGCTCTTCAATTATACTTATGCAAAGTCTTACAGTAATATCAACATCCATTGCTTCTAGTATTTCAATAGTTATTGTTCTATTTGCTTTATCCTGATTTGCAGAAACAACTATTGTATTAATATTATCAGTAAGAACGTCAAAAGAAATATTTTCTGCAAAAATATCATGTGTGAAAGTTATTGTCTTTTGACCTGCTGGTAGTATTTTATCAAATACTGTAGGTGCTTCTTGTTTTCCCTGAAGTATTGCAAAAAGCCCACCACTTGTTACTGGATTTGGTGAATTCTCGATTGGTTCACTATCAAAAGTAAGCTTATCCTGTTTTAATGCAATGGCGTTATATATACCAGAACTTTTAACTGGATTATTTGATCCTGATACTGGCACATCATCAAAAGTTAACTTATCCTGCTTGGCCTGAAATTCTGAATATAGACCTGAACTTTTAACAGGATTGTTTGAATCCTCAGTCGGTGTATCATCGAATGTTAATGTATCTTCTTTTCCAGCAAGCGCTGCATAAACACCACCTGATGCAACAGCATTTTCAGATCCTTCAGTAGGAACTGGATCAACAGTTGTATCTGTAACAAGATTTTCTTTCTTTAATTTCTTTGTTCCATTTGCTGTTTCAACAACAAATAAATCACTACCTTGAAGCGATGTAACTTCGGGAAGTTCAGGTATTTTTATATTACTCATGAGCGTTTCCTTTCTCTACCAAGAATATTATCACCAACATTGGTAGTAAGTAGATTTCCGTAATTATCAACAAGACCAAAGGTTATCCATTCATCATGATGCATCTGACTAATAAGCCATTCGATTCTTGATAACCAAGGACCTTTGTAATCACCGTCCATTATTTGTTCTTCAATTCTAGACAATATCGGTGATATATCTTCAGCTTCTACCAGATACTTTTCTATTCTTGATATTGCTGGTCCAGTGTAAGTACCACCGCTCATTCTTGCAACTAAAATCTTTTCTATCCTTGATAATGAATCTCCATTGTAGGGTACATCATCAATATCAGCAACTAGGATCTCTTCAATTCGAGACCCTATTCGTGGATCTTTCTCGTATAATGATGCCATATTGGGCCTCCTTTTCTTATAAAAATCTGTTCATTTTGAATTTTCGTTTATGTAAGGTAAATAGCGATTTAGCGTCCATAAAGATATATCCGAACGCACGTATTTATTATGGTGATACAACATCATATACGGCAACAGAAAATTGTTATGTTGCGGCTTGTGCGAGTACATCGCCCATTTATCTAGATGACGTGGCGGTAACATTAGCGGGAAATACTTATTGCGGTTTCTTAAAGAGCGGTCAAAAAATCTCTTTTGAGACTTCGACGCAGTTGTCGGTATGGTCACTTAAAGCATAGTCTATAACCGCACCAATAACGAGCCGATTAAACTGTCGGGATAGTTTAATCGGTGCGGTTATGACTCTGGATAAAACAAAACATAACTCTGTGTAAGTGTTGAATCGGAAACGTAGATATTGTTTCCTTTTTTACAGTATAATTCAGCAGACTCATAAGACGCTTGCCAAAAGTAAACCGTTTTAGCAAGTGAGTCAACGTGCATGGCGATACTGCCCACTTCTTGATTATTTTTTACTTGAAAGATACCGTCACTTGGACAAACATACGGATTTGCGCTTGTATATGTTGATACAACAACGGCATTTCCAACTGTATGATCGGCAGTTAAATCGCTATTTAGTGTACTAATTTTTGAAAAAGCATCAGCACCAGTTACAGCACTTGCCGATGATGGACTACCAAGATCAGTACGTATTCCATCGACCTTCTGATCCATTCTTGTATTTCCATCGTATACATTTTCAGCTAATGTTTTTGGATATATTTCATTATCATCTTCGTCGTGAAGTGTTGTACTATAAGCACTCATGATTTCTCCTTTCTTTTAGGTGTCATCGTCGTCTTCTTCAACACCTAAAGCAGCACCGTCTATAACAATTCCAGTAGTAGACGACATTTCTGTCTTTGGCATTTGAATTCCACTTATTGTTTGATTTAAATTATAAGTATAAAAAGAATCTTCAATTTCCGATCCATTTCTTATAGCATATCTATCACCTGGTTCCAAATAAGGTTTGGAATGCATAGTTATTTCAGAAGGATAATAATGTATTACGCCAAGATGAGGCCTAAAATAATCAGTTATAAATTTCTCAATTTTTTTCTTTAAATCAGAATCTGATATAGAATCGTTGTCGTCAAGTATAGAAAAAATAGAATTATCAGTCATATCATAAACCGATGTTCCACCGTTTTTCAAATCAAATATAACTTGAACTTCTTTATCGTCCTTATTTTTCTTATACTTATAAATAACATATCCTATATCATCTATATCAAACTCATCGTAATACAATTTTTCAAACTCGCTTCTATACATAGCTCTTGTTGTAACTGACGGGAGTTCAACATACTCATATTTGCCGTTTCTTGCTTGATGTCCAAATTTTGCATTTATTTCAAGATATCCATTTATAATATCTCTCATAGTAAATGCGTTATAAAATGAATACTTATAAGTTTTGGCACTCTTATTTGTTAAAGTACTACCAAATTTTAAAGACACATCATACCCAGTTGTATTACCAGGCTCATCTGGTCTTCTATAATAATATGGCATTACACCAATCCAACTTTCACTAGACGCGGTAAGTCCTCTAATTGGACTATTTGGACAATGAAGTGCAAAGTAACAATTAAAAATATGAACAGCACCATCATAATACAAATTAAATGAAAAATATAAAGACGTTGGTAATACTATTCTGCCACAAGTCCTTTCTTCTGTTGTTTTATTATCTTTCATAGTTGAATCATATGGAAAGATATATGGAGAATCCTCTATTGAAAAAGATGATCCTACTTTATTACTATATCTAACACCAAATGACGATAAATTTGTATTATAAAATCTTCTAAATTCTTCTTTCTTTTTAGAAGTAATATTTTCGAAATATGAATATGCAACTCTAAAAGGATACACGACCTCGCCATAAACATTTGTATAATTTGCATTATATATAAAGTTTTTTATAGCATCATAAAATCTATCAAAAGATCCAGATTTATCTTCTATCATATAATATGGAAGTCCTGGATGAGTCTGGTCATATATCCAATCAAATTCATTTACGATATTATATACGGTATACTTATTACACAATGAGTAATAGGCATAAGTATACTTTTCTTCAACATCCCAAATACCGGATGGATTATCAGGATTATCAAGAGAATAAGTCAAGTTTTTTCCTTTATTTATAGTATTTCCAAGAGCAATATAAATATGATTATTGGTGATATTATTTCCGAATAAATAAAATTTATTACCTTTATCACTAGTATCAATTTTATAGCAACTATCGCTTACTTTTCCATCAGTCTTTGGAATGCTCATAGTATCATAGCTATATTTATTCATATCTATAGTACCAAGTTGAGCATCAATATAATGAGGTATTTTCATTTTAAAACTATCTTGTTTGTGAAATTGTGCTATTCTCCACAATTCGAACGAAGTCATGTCATCATTAGATTCAAAAACTTTTGTTATTGCTCTTATTGATCTATGAGTCATGTCGGATTTTGAACGCCCAGCTTCTATTACAGTAAATATACCAATAGGAATTGAATACACACCTCGTGCTACTTCATCGCCTATTGTTCGATTACAATTATGCTCATCTAAATCTACACCTTCTGGAGAATCAGATATATATCTTCCAGCACACCCATAAGTTGAATCCAAATCTGATACGTCTATTTCATAAAAAACTTGAATTTTTGATCCAGTTATATTAGGTATGCCAACTACTTCAAAAGTAACTTCTGATGCCTCACAAAGACCAAATTTCAAAGAATCAGATGAACATAAACTTTCTGTAAAATTAAATGATTCCTGAATAATATCGGTATTTGTGAGATCTCTATATTCTCCATCTACAAAATGTATTCTTAAATACTTTTTTCTTATATCGCCATCTGGCAAAATAAGATCATCTATATTGGTAGAATAAGCAATTCTATCAATTATTGATGGTACTTTTAACATCTCATTCTCCTTTACACTTCTGTAATATTTATTGTAAATCCTTCGACGTTTTCTTCTTTTCCGCCATCCATATAAGGTATTTCGTCCTTAGCTGTGTATTCAATATAAAAATACCCCTGTCGTAATTCGCCAAGGTTATTTACAAAAACTGTAAGAAGAACGGGATTGTATCTATAAGAAGGGTTTCCAAACGCCAATAAAAATGTCTCATAATCAGACGATTTTAAAAATTTAACCTGGAAAGATCCTTCTATTTTTTGTTCCCTTGTAAGTACTCTATGTACTTTATAGTTTGCGTCTGTCCATTCTTCGTACTGGGGTTGATTATTTACATCATAAGTATTCATAACGATGAAAGTACGACCCAGAGTTTCATCATAAAAACAATACCCACTCGGATCTGTTAAAGCTCCCATCTTTACGAGTTTGTTTGATACTATCATAACCAACCCCCTTTACTACGAAGAACGTTTGAGCGTTTAAATTCCAGAATAACCAGTCCTTCTTATAAACGCTCTATTTTGTTGCCTTACAATTTTGAATACTCCTGCAGCATCACCTTCAAGATGCACATCAGCATTCATATCCTTATTTGCTATTGCATCAACAACCCTGTCAGCATATTCTGAACCTATGCGATTTGCAAAGGTATCAAGGAATTCTGATCTTATATCAGGGTTAGACCAAGAATTGTTCATGGCATTTACTTTTATCGCTTGCTGGGTATCAAACATAGACGATACTTCACTCATGCCAGAAGCAATATTACTAACATCCAAAATAGGTTTTATTACAGGATTAATATCAAGATTCCTTCCAACAAATCCACTAGCATTATCAAAAGCATCTTGCATCGGATCTATAGCAGAAGATGCAACATCTTTTGAAGTCATTTTCAGCTCATTTTGAAGATTTGATAGACCGTTGATAAGACCAAGATCAAAGAATTTACCGATTCTAAATGCAACTTTAGAAGGACTTTCTTCTTCAAGAACTTCTTGAGAAGATTTAGGTATAAGAGACGTAACTTTCTTTGTTGCATCGGTAATTTCTTTTTCTCCGGCCATTATACCATTTGCAAGGCCTTTTGAAAAATTAAGACCAATGTTATAAATCTCAGAACTTTGTCCATTCATTTGTTCATCAAATATTCTATGAATTCTATTAATAATAAAAGTAAGATTTGGATAAACATAAGTTTCAGCGCCTTTAAGCATTCCTATATCAAGACCCTGCATATTATCCATGCCAAGTTCTATCCACCATTTAGAAGGAGAATTATGACCTTCAACGGCTTCAACATCTTTGTGAGCATCTTCTGCAACTTTTACTGCTTCATCAGAAACTTCCCCGCCTTTAGAAGCAATGCCATCAATCATACCCTGCATATTATCTTTACCCAAGGTATAATATTTATCAGTAATAGTATTTGCCGAATATGCTCTTCCTTCTGCGGCTTTAAGGAATAATTCATTTGCAGTTGCTATCTGCTCGTCGGTCATTTGCAAAAACGCAGAAATCTGATCATACGAATCAAGACCGGCGTCAGCGAGTGTTTTCACAAGATCCTTATTAAGACCTTTATCCATAAGTTGGCCAAGTCTGGCAGTCCATGATGCAACGCCATCAACATTGGACTTCATATTTTCAAGTATTGCAGTTGCAGAAGTTTCGGCCTTAAGTTCGAGTTTCTTAAAGAAATTCATTCCTCCAGTTTTGGATTCAAGATCTTTTTCAATAGAATCATGCATTTCCTGCATTTCATTCTTTAAATTCTTTGCAGATTTGGCAGCCCCATCCATTGCTTCTGCATTATTTTTTAATTCTCTACGATTTTCAGTAAGAGCTTCCGTATGTCCCTTGGTCTGTTCCTTCAAAGCTCTTTCTGCGTCATGGGCATGTAAAAATACTTTAATTTTATCATTAGCAAGCACGGTGGTCTGTTTTATTTCATTTCCCATCTGCTTTTCTTTAAGCGTTAACTTTTCAATATCATCTTGACGCTTATTATAAACATTAGAATTTGATTCATTAGCAAGCTTTATTTCTCTTACAATTCCTCTAATCCGTTCTTGTTCTGCAATATACTCGTCTGTAGATATTTTCTTCTTAAATTCTGCCGCTGCATTAAATGCCTCGACGTCCATATCATAGTATCTCTTAGCCAAGTCTAGTTGCCCAGCCAGTTTGCTATTATACATTTCTTGCTCTTTTGCAGCAACTTTTTCTTCATTTTGCAAACGCTCGCCCTCGATCATTTGTTGAACTCTATTAGATTTAGCGCTTGCGTCAGCAGCTTGTTTTGCATAATAACCAGTTATTCCATTCTCAAAAGCTCTATTTCTTTTATTATATGAATCTATGGTAGTCTGAGTAATATCCTCTTCAGTTTTCTTATACTGCATTGCATATTTTTTATTCAATTGCTCTGCAGAATTTGTAAATTCTTCTAAATGTTTGCGTCTAGCATCTATCTGAATCTGCTGCTTCTTTGCTTGTTTATCTCTTTCATTTTCTTCTTGTATTCTTGTATCTCTTATTTTATTAACGGCATCATCTAAAACTTTTTTATTTTCTTCTATATGATTTTTCAAATCTTCACTTTGTTTCTTTTCTTCTTCCCGTAATTCTTTTAGTTTTTCTGTAGCTTCTTCAGACTTCTTAGTGTTTTGTTCATAGACACTTAAATTATAAAGTCTTTCAATATCATCAAGACTACTAGTATCTAATTTATAGCCTATTCTTGCAGAATACTCAATGGCTCTTTGTTTTTTATCATCAAATCTTTTTTCAGATATTTGTTTATTTAATTCATCAACCAATACTGTTCCAGTAGTTAAAAGTCTCTTTCGTTTATCAACTCCACTCTTTATACCATCTATTACGGTCGTTCCGATCTTTTCTCCAGATTTAAAAATATCTACAAGATTAAGCGCCAGACCCTGCATGAACCCTAAACCAACATAAGTTCCAGATTTTTCAGCTTCTTCAGACGGTGAATGGGCTTTTATACCTCTATTCAAGCCATTTATTGCAGTTCTTCCAAGTTGATAGCTAGCAGTTTCAACCCCGCCAGTATTTCCACCTCTAATACCCCCAGCAAATCCATCTATTAAATTCTGAGCAGCTTCTCTAACGCTTGCTCCCAGTTCATAACCAAGTTGATTCTGAATCGGGTTAGATAATGCTTGCCAAAGAGCGTCGACCATCTCTTCGCCGCCTTGGATCATTACATCCTCGCATCCAAGGGCTCTGCCAAGGCCTCTTACGGCAGCTTTTATGATTTCTGGGAGATCTTGTATTGCTGCGCCAATAGCATAAAACAATGATTCAATAAGATTGTTAATGGCCGGAAGTAAAATATCAACTGAACTTTCAATAGATACTGCCAGTTTATTAATAACGTCCGCTAAAGAATTAAGCATACCCTCAGCATTATCTTCAACAAGTTTCATAAACCCTTTACCAATGGCTTCTGCCAAAAGCACAATAAATTCGGCTATTTTTTGAACAGCACCAACAAGATATTTTACAACATTATCAAAAGCGTCAATAAAAGCATTTGACGCGCTTGCTATCATCGTCATAGCAATTCCTAACGAAACTAAAGATAAAGATAATGCTAAAAATGACGGCAAAAATAAAACTGAACCAATTGCAAGCAATCTCATAGAATTTATAAATCTTCTCAACACCTTACCAGATGTTTGTATACTATTTATATCAACTGCAGATAATGCTATAAGTGCAGGAACTAATATCAATAATGATTTAGATAGAGCCGCTATAGATGCTGCCAAACCAAGCATTAGGGGCGTAAATATACCATTTAAACTAATGGCGCCAAATAAAGCGATTACTGCTGTAATAATACCAATTGCTTTTTTCAAATCACTTAATTGTATTTTTGATAATATAAGAAGCGGCGGTATTAATAAATTAATGGCTGCAGCCATAGCTATAAGACCTATCCCAGAAAGAATTAAAGCTGGTGATACAGTTCCAATAAGAATTGCAGCTACAGACAATTCAAGTAAGACAATCCCTAAAGCTTTTAAAGCATTTGTTAACTTATCCCAAGGTATATTAGATAATTTTTCAAGCGACGAGCCAAGCATATAAATAGCTATTGCCATTTCAATAAATGCTAACCCACCAATTGCAGCTTGCGGAACTAAACTCATCGCCATTGCAACTAGTGTAAGCGCCGCTAAACAAACCCCAACAGCGATAAGGGATTTTTCTAAATTCTCCCAAGATATTGTTGATATATCTATAAGCGATTTTCCCAAAATATAAATTGATGTTGCTATCGCTAAAAATCCAACCATAGATCCCAAACTCATAGGATTTTCAACAAATTTACTAATCGCAATAAGAGCTGATACAATAGCTATCATTCCGCCAGTAACTCCAATAAGACCAACAAATATTTGATTAAATGGTATATCCGATAACAGTTTTATGGCTTTTGCTAATATAACCATAGATGTTGCAAGGGCAATCATTGCAAGCGAACCCGGTATAAATTTTGCTTCTATTGTACCAAGTTTTTGTAATACTTGTGTCATTGCTTTCATTAAAATAAGAATCCCGACCAAAGCTACAGCTGCTTTTTTTATAGGACAAGATGCTATTATTTTTATAGCTACAGACAATTCTAAAATAGCAGCGCCGATTGCCATCATAGTAAATGATAAAGCTGCATACTTTGCGGTTCCTGTAGAAATACCAAAGAGCTTCATTATTGAACCAATAAAACCTGTAAATTGCCCGGACGCAGTATCCAAACCCATCATATCACTAATTATAGAAGTAAAAGATCCTAAAGCTTTCATTAATCCATACATCATAACTGATATTGCACCAAGTGCTACTATTACTTTTTCAGTATCGATGGTTGATATAACATATAACGATGCGGCAAGTATTCCAAGAGAAATGGCAATAGATCTAATAATATTTGCTTTTACTTCTGTTTGGAATATAACCAATGTATTTTTAAGATCGTTGAGAAGACCAAATACATTTCTAAGAGTCATGGCTCCGCCGCCAAATAAATCTAAAAGTCTTTTTATAAAAGCTCCAAAATTAATAGTTAAATCAGTTAACATTAACCCTTTTATTAAATCTAAAAAATTTATATAAGAAGTAGAATTTATAAATTTTTCTATAGCAGAGAATAAACCACTAAATAATTGTTTAGCAACGTTTGATATTCCCTGCCCTATGGCATTAAAAAGGGGCACGATATTTTTAAATTTATCACCAAGCGTCGAAATCCACTCGATTGCTCCTTTAAACTTTTCGGAAATATTATTAAAAAAATTATTAAATATACCCGTATCTAATGATAAAGATGCAAAAAAAGATTTAAATCTATCACTAATTTGAGAAAAGAATTCTTTCATTAAAGTCGAAGCATTTGTGACTATTGAAATAATTCCTTCAGTAACTTTAGCAAACGTTTGATTCTTCCGTATACTTTCTTCAACTTTAGTTATATAATCCCCAAAAGTAGCAGTTAATTCAAGCAAAGTTGTAGCAGTCTTTTTAAATAAAGATATTACTACCGGTATTAGCTTTCCGCCTATTTGAGAAAATACATCCCCAACAAGTTTTATTGCAGAGAAAAAGCCTCTAAAAGTTCTCCTAACATTATCCGCGGTTTCGCTACTTAATCTAAGTCTATGAGAAAAATTAATAATAGAATATCCAAAATTTTCCAATTGTTCAATTGAAGGTAGGCCAAAAGTATCAGAAAAAGCTTTCTTAACAGGCTCAAACATCTTTCCAATATTTATAACTGACCTAATTACAGATTGAAAAATATTTCCAAGAGCTTTTAATACTCTATTGTAATTCTCTAATGCTTGTGATCCTTTTTCAAGAGTGGGAATTCTATTTGTAACTCCCTCTATTACACTCCGAACTTTATCCATATAAAACGCAAATGTTGGAGTAAATATATTATCGGCAAACGGCCTAGTAAATGTTCTTATTTTATTAAAAAAAACTTTTATAGCATTAAATACCTGAGGAACTTCAGTAAATATTGTTTGGGCAAAATCCTGACCTATCCTAGAAAGTGATGCCTTCATATTATCCATAGAACCACGAAGTGTCACATCAGCTCTAGTTGCGTGTTCACCAAACGCTTCGTCCATTGCGTCGGCAAACGTCTGAAAATCAATCTTACCTTTATGTATAAGTTCATCTACTTCTTCTAAACTTACTCCCAAATGGTCAGCTATGGCATTTTGTGCTCGAAGACCTCTAACTGATAATCTATTAAGTTCTCCAAGTTGAGCTTTACCCGCACCTGCAATAGATGTAAAAACATCAGTTATTTCTTCATATGAAGAATTAGTCATTGCAGCAACACCCGAAATCGCTCGCAACGATCTTGCCATGTCGTCCCATACTTCCACATTACCAGAAGCATCTTTTATAGCATTTTTATAATTAACGCCAGTTGTTGCAAGCTGTGCAGCAGCCTTAGCAGCCGCATCAGCACCATAAGCAGTACCAAGAACCGCGTGATCTATAGCATCTGCAACATCTTCCCATGCAACTTCTAGACCAGACAACTGAAATTTAGCATCGGCAACATTCATTGCCCTATGCCAGCCGCCTTCTTTTATCTGGTTTGGTATTGCAAATAATATTTTTTGCCCTAAATTTATAACGCCATCTGTTAATTTATTTATAACATTCATTCCGACAATTCCCATGACAGAAAATCTATCAGAAACTGCCGACAATGAATCTTCAATTCCACCAAAATTTACAGAGGATATAATATTTTTTAAAGAATTTACTGCCTGTTGAGTTGATTCGGTTGTTTCATTATTAAAATTTAAAGCTTTTTTAAAATTTTCTAATGCCATCCTTGATGCGGCTATTTTAGAATCAAATGTGGAATTATCAAAAGTCATTTTTACGACTTTTTCTTCAATCTGTACAGCACTCATAATTCTACCACCTTCTTCCATGCCTCATCAGCAAGTTGATCAAATATTTTTTGCATGGCAGGATTTATATAATCTGTTCCTCTGACATAACCACCATTTCTAGTACCATGCCCATATTGCAAAATAATAGCAATATTTACACCCTTATTAATATTCGTATTACTCCAAATTATCTCCGCCTTATCGGTTTCTATGTTGATATCATACTTCCACGACGATGCGGTCTTACCGCTTTTAACCGGCGTAGCAGAGGCTAGAGCTGCAACTCCCATTTGTCCATATTTTTGAAGTGCGTCTCTATATGGCTTTTCGGCAAGTTTATCGAGATATTTAAAAGTTTTTGCGAAATCTCCTTTTTCTTCAACTGTAAATAAATTCATAGGAAATCTCACCTCCTTTTTTTTATTTAATAACAATATCCCAATACTCCCCCGCTTTTTCTTTTATCTCATTGTACTTATTCCTAAGATCAAATATTTCATTAACTTTTCCTTGAACTTCTGAATAAATATACCCAGCTTTTTCTAGTTTTTCTTTTCTATTTATACCGGTTCCATATTTTCCATTAAGTACATCTCTTATAACATTTACGTTTACACTTTTTGTCTTTGGCTTTGTATACAATATCCATTCATCTTTTGAAATATATGCCTTATCAAGATCAAGCTTATGTGGAAGACGTTGCTCATAACCTTTTATTGATCCGCAAGATGTATATTGTCTTATTGCTTCTTTTTTCCAAGCTCCAAGACCTTTTGTATCTTTATATGGTTTTTCTTGATAAGAAGTTATGTCATAATTTTTATACTGAGCTACCCAAAGTGGCGAGTTTTGCGCAACTTTTTCCCAATTTGATCTTCTTGTAATAAACGATGACATATAAATAAATGGATAAAGGCCTGTATTTTCTTTAAAGTATTTAGTGAAATTATAGATATAATCTACTTCAGAGTTTGCCCTAAATTCTTTATTAAAACCAGACTTTAAATCTGCTCCATTAGACTCCCAGTCAAGACATACTATTACATTTCCAATATAAGGCTTTAAATTTGATATAAAAAAGTCGGCTTCTTTTTTAAAGTCAAGACCATTTGAATAATGATAAACACCAATTAATTTATTTGACTTTAAAGCTTCTTTATAGTGTTTATCAAAGAACGGGTTGACATAGTAGTCACCCTGGGTAATTTTGATTATTACAAAATCCGCGTCGATCCTTGTAACATCCATATCCTTTTGATGACTAGCTATATCAACACCATTCATGATAAACCTCCTTTAAAATTATTTCTTTTTCTTCTTTGACAGTTTTTTGCCAATTTTTGCAAGCGGTGCATTCATATAAGGATCACCATATTTTTCTACTCTATGAGCATAAAGAGATTTAGAAACTCCGCCACTATAACGCCTAAATTCTTCATCAGTCATATTATTATAATTTTGCATTACCCGTTTGGTTGTAGCACTTACATTTGAAGGGATCGTCAATTTAGCATTATCCCATTTATTTGTTCGTTCTTTCTTATTAAACATTCCAGATTGTTTATTTACATTATTCTTCTTAGAATTTCTTATAGCCATCTTAGCTGCACCGCCAGCAGCACCGCCAGCAACCGCTGCAGCACCTGCTATTGCGGCTTTCTTAATCTTGCCATTTCTAGCCTTTCTTATTTCTTCTTCAGTCTTTGCAAAATTCCGTAAAGTATTATTTATATCAGACCTTGTCTTCATTTTAGATGCTGTGTTTACAACTTTGTTTTTAGTCATTTTTGCAGCATCTTTAACCCTATTTGTAGCCACATTTTTTGCCAACCTGGCATTATGTCCTGCTACGGTCTTTGCTTTATGTGCATTTTCCCCAATATTTTTAGCAGTTTCAACTGCTTTATCCTTTGCAGATGCATATTTAGACAAAGAATTTAATCTAGATAATTCTTTTCTATTTGCTTTTATTTCATTACTCAGCTTCTTAAATGCATCAGAATTAGTGTTGCCATTGGCCCGCATCTTTTCAAGACGAGCTACTTTACCTTCGATTGTAGTTGCAAGCTGCTTCTGTGATCTGCCAAGGCCCTCTCTTCCAGCAGACGTCTTTATCATATCAGCATATTTCTTTTCCTGAGCTATCATTTTCTGAGCTTTAGTTTTTGCATTCGTACCAGCGGTTGTAATTTTAGTCTTTGCGCCTATTGCAGCATTTTTTGCACCAACTCTAGCATTTTCGGCAGCATTTCCAGCACCGGCAATGGCTCTATTCTTCAATTTATAAGCATTACCTTTTGCATTTGTTAGGGCTCTTCTATAAGCTTGTCTATTTTCAAATCGTCCTTTGGCAGTTGTCATATTACTTAAATATTTTCTAGGTTTTGCAGTTCCATTAACAACCGCATTTTTAGCATTTCCTGGGGCGTTCTTTATTCCGGTAACAGTTCTATTTTTTAAATTATGAAGTCCACCCTTGGCATTGGTTACTGCCCGTCTAACCGCTTGTCTATTTTCAAATCTTCCCTGAGCAGTTTTCATATTAGAAGCTATCTTTTTTCCAGCTTCAATAGCCTTTTTACCCTTGCCACTTTTGTAGAGATAAATACCTCCAGCAACCGCGGCAGCTGTAGCAGCGCCGATTGCGACATTTCTTGCAATTTTCTTCTGCTTATCGGTAAGACCTTTTCTTTTCGTAGAAGAACCCTGCTTCGTTACTCTTCCAGAAGATTTACTAGCATTTGACACTCTACTTTTTGCAGATTTCGTACGATTTCTTTCATAAAGTCCTGTATTTCTTCCGCCACCAAGACTTTTCTTATATCCAGCAGCTTTCTCTGAAGGGCTATGAGCACTGACATGAAGCGGATACGGCGGTCCATTTCTATGCCCCCACTTCTGGCCAAGTATACCATGGTGATAAAGCTCATCCTCGTTTTCTTCTACTTCATAAATAGCGTTTTCGTCATACATTTTTATACCTCCTTAAAACGCTCGATTGGCAGATGATAACGCATTAGTTATGCCAATAATATCATCTGTCGGGGATTTTCTGATAAAGTTTTTTCCCTCTTTATCAATAAAATATATTGGATTCGTACTATCATTTAATCCTAAATTTTTTCCAGGAGCAACTAGTAAATATCCATTGTTATAAAAACCAGCATGAATAACTTCTCTTTCGGGATTTTCCTTCTCAAATTCCTTAATAGCTTCTGTTAAAGTCATCGCATTGCTCCTTTCACTTTCTTTGTATCAAAGTCAACGTTATCTAATCTCATACTTGCAACCATATATGTACTTGATAAAATATCTTCAACACTTTTTCCTGAATAAATTTTTCCATTTTGCCCATCAAATATCCTGACGTTTCCGTTTTTTACTTCGTAATTTATGGCGTGACCACCACCAAATCCCCAACTTACGTGCAAACATCCTCTAGAATTTTTTTCTTTTGATAAATTATTTATGACTATCTTTGCGTATTCTCTATTATCACCATTTGATGCTAGATCTTCATATTTTTTAGCTTTATTTAAATCTCCTATTTGTGGATTTATTGAACTTCCATTTTTTGAAATTAAATTGTATGGATCTATATTATTTACTTTAGCTTTTGGAAACATCTTATGAATTTCTGCTCTACCATTCATTGGTTTACTTGACAAATTAGCCGTTACATCATAACCGCGTCGTCTAACTTCATATGTAGCAGAACAGTATACACAATTATTATTTGTATTATTACTATTTGAATGGACAGGATTTACATGTTTAATATCTTCTTCAGCTGTCATATTTTTTGTTTTTAAATGAAAACCAGTTTTCTCATCAATTGGTCCTTTTTTACTATTTCTTATTTCTTCAAGTTTTCTTTGAGCTATATCTTCTCTAGAAAATCGTTTTCCTATTTTTATTTTTTTTAGAGTTTCTTTAGAAAATATACCACTTTGTTTTTTAATATTTCTTCTATAAAGCTCTTCATTACGTTCACCACCAAGCGATTTTTTCCAGTTTTCATTTTTTTCATTTTTTGAATGGGCTGAATTTTTCAATGGATATGGTGGTCCATTTCTTTTTCCCCATTTCTGGCCGAGGATACCGTGATGATAAAGTTCTTGTTCCATTTGGTACTCCTCTCTTTACAATTACTTTTTCCTAATTCTCTTAAATTCTTTTTCAACCAATTCATTAAGCTTTTCTGGATGCTTTTTAGCATAATCTGATACCCACCACTTAGAATTCTTCTCATCAACTATTCTTTTTCTAATAGCTGCTTTTAACTGTTGATCTGTAAGACGCTTAGATCCTTTTTCTAATGCTTTTTTATCCATTTGTTTATCAATAGTATTTTTAAGTTTTGAACCAGCAACTAACGTTGTTGCAACTTTTCCGCCATTCCATTTTTCATAAGCATTTTTAGCTTGATCTGCTAAAGCTACGGCTCTTTTAACTTTATACTCTTTATTTGTTATTTGCTTGGCTCCTTTTACTGCTATATTATCTTTATCAAATATTACCACAGGATTTCTTGCACCATAACCGGATAATTTAATATCATTTATATCAAATACTCCACCGTACCCTTTTTGCTTAAGTCTCCTATAAAATTCATCGGCTGTTCTATTAGAATTTATAATACTATTGCCATTTGCTCCGGCAAGTGCTCTATTATACATATCATATATTTTTGTCATTTCTCTATTACTTATTTTTCCACCATTTTCAAGTTTATTTAAAGTTTTTGGACCAACAAAATATCTTAAATCTTCTTTCATTGTTTTTCCAACATTACTATCATCTTTAATCATTTCTCTTAATGTCTGTTTTGCAACTTTATTCGGTGCTATTTTTAAATCTTTTGTTACTTGTGTTGTTACTTTTGTTTTAAGCGGTGCATCCTTAATGGCAAGCCCAAACATGTTAGTATCTTTTCCATAACCGCCGACATACCTAAGATTATCTGTTTTATTTAAAGAAGCATAAAAATGCTTACCCTGCTCTATTCTATCGGCACTTCTTGCAACTGTTTGCATCTTCTGTCCGGCTTTTATAGTTTTTCCAAAATATTCATAACCAAGTTTTTTATAAGCAACAGCCGCACCAACAGTTAATGCCGCAACACCAACACCGATTGCAACATTTCTTCTAATTTTCATTCTTCTTTCAGCTTCGGCTTTAGCTTCCTCTTTGGTTAATCCATATTCTTTTTGATATTTTTTAATCATTGCATTTTTTTCTTGTTGCTTGTTATATTTATATCTTTCTTTAAGACTCATTTGTTTTATAGTTTTTCCTTGGCTATTCAATTTATTTTGCTTACTTTCTATCTTATTTATTTGATCTTTTAAAGCCTTTCTAGATTTTGCAACGTCATCTTTACTAAGCATTAATCTTCCATTTTTATCTTTAATGCCAGTTTTTGTATACTTATCAAAAGAATGATAATCTCTTTTTAAAGCATCTATTGATTTATTGTACTTTTTATTTAAAACATTTTTTCTTAAATCTTTAATAGATCCTTGGCTACGTAATCTATGTCTATAATCAGCGCCTTGTTTCCCTATAAATTTGCCTGTTGATCCGGGGTATCCCTGCCCATATGGTTGATACCTTCTAACACCCCATTTCATACCTTTTACACCGTAGTGGTAGAGTTCACCACCAACCATATAAGTATCATAAATCATTTTAATACCCCCCCCCCTATTTTAATAGGGAAAACATTTTTACCCTTTACTGTGTAACATGGCCCTTCTTTGAGCATTCAATCTCTTATTATTTGTAAGTATTTCTCTTTCGCTCATTTTCTTTCCACCGCCATTTTTTATCTCACAAACCCTAATCAATGTGATTAATTGATTAAGATGCCATTTTCTAAATTCTATCGGAATCCCATATTGAATCATTAAATAATATATAACTTCAGCCGTAACTATATCATTAGATGCGCCAGTTGTATCACCATAATTATGAAACGTTGTCGCACTCATTGGATCATCAATGTATTCAGTTATTTTTTTATAATCATCTTCGTCTAAATAATAATAAATTCTTGGATCTATATCTTTTTCAACTGTCATGCATCTTATATAATCTATTATTTCTTCTGTAGTTTTTTCCTTTTTAGACAAATATGGTTTTTTCCATTTTGCCTCCCATTTATGAAGGGATATTAGGGAATGAACTAAAGTTATTGTTTGCGTTTTTATGGTTACGAATTCCTCAAATCTGGGATCCCATTTATCTTCAAACCCATTAACCGTAATCTTAATTTCAGTCATTCCCAAATATCCTCCAAAATCAAATTACTTGTTCTCTGTTTTTTCTTCGTTTTTGATAAGTTTAAGATTATTAGATGATGCGGCATCTAACACTTTTTGTTTCTCTTCATCAGTCATTGAATTAACCTGATCAAGAAGTTCTTTCGGTATAATATTATTTATAAACTGTGTAGCATAATCAAGATTTGTACAAAGTTTTGTATAAATCTGAGAATATGCTACCGTTGTTTTAAAATCATTAAGAATTTCCGGATCTATATCGCCTTTTATAAAATTTCGTCCATTCGGTGATTTTTTACCATAAGAAGCATCAATAAGTTTATCAATGACTTTCATAATCTTTACACCATCTTTTAAAGATACTGCGGTTTCAAGATTTTCCAAAAGACCACCGGCTTCAGACATTTCGAACTTTATAAGATCCGCCGTTGACAAATTAAACAAAAAACTCTCAGTCTGTTCTTCTCCATTCCAATCTTTGTATGTCTCCTTTATTTCATACATAACGGTTTCTCCTTTCTTCGTTTAAAATATACGAGGGAACCTCAATTAAGAAGTTCCCTCTTTAAATTTAAAAATTAGCCAGCTGTGAACTTAAGAAGATCATAAACCTTTCCAGGTGTAGGCATCTGAGGTTCTGTTCCAGACACACCGTCTGTACCATAAATAAAATCTTCAAATGCAGCAAGAGCAGTCTTACCAGCATCAGACGTTGTGAAATCGGTAGAATCGATCACAATATAACTAGTCGCCTTAAGCTTGAGGCCATCGACGTACTTATTTGTATCGGCACTGGTGGATGCCACAGGAACAGGTGTAGTATCAATTTCCCAACTAAATTCTATAGCAGACGGTGAATCATTTATGGTTGCGTAGTCCTTACTCGAAGGCTTTGCAGAACCACCGTAAATAAGATGGATCTTATAGCCATGCTCATTTCCTTCAGTGTCATTACCAACCTCAGTCCTATAAATAAGACCGAAAGGTGTCCTTGTCTGCTGTGCAACCTTTACACCAGTGGTAAGATCAGCAGAACCATCATGCTTCTCCCATTCATCGGGATACATATAAGCCTTAATGGTACCGCCAAACTTCTCTGCTGACTTCATTGAACCATACTTAATATTATCGGCGTAGAAATCAGTATCTTCAGCGCCAGACGGAGACTCGGTAATACCAGTAATACCATTCCAAGCAACACCTTTCTTGCCATACACTTCGGTCTTATCGGGATCTCCAGTTTCGCCCTTGTTAATTTCAAACAACACACACTTACTAACACCAGTCTCGTAAAGCTTTTCGCCAGACTGATCCCATACGAGCTTACTCATTGTTGTTTCCTCCTTGTTTTAATAAACCGTAAACACCTTATGATAAAGATTATCAGAAACATACCCTCTATCAAAACTTATAAGCGGATGTTTCGCCAATTTCTGAGCATAATCAGAATCAGGATCTTTATCTATTAATTTAGCAATGTATCTGAAATTAAACATGTAAGCATCATTAGATGCAAAACGAGTATTACCATTTGATATCTCATAGATAATACATGGATACTCTATTTTACAATTTTCAGGAGGCTCAAAATAAATATGATCAGAATATTCACCAAGAACATCTTCAAATATTTTTTTGATTTCTTGACGTCTCTTGTATTCAGGGCTGCTTTGGTCTATCGCCATTGTAAATACCTCCAACCTCAAGAATAAGTCTTGGTTTCTCATCTGTTATAGACGTTACTTTCCAAGGAACCCCCCTATAAACTACATATCTAATTTCATGGAGATTTTCATAAGCGAATTGATTGGCTACAATACTAATATTATGATTTATAGTAAGATCATCATTGGGTTGTTCTCCTTGTTGCCATCTTTTGCTTTTTCTTAGAAGATCTCCCTTGTATAATTTTTCAACAATTACTTCTTGAAAAATATTTTTACGAACCTCTTCTGTATGAGCAAAACCAATCATCCCGCTAAACTTCATTGAAAATTCCTCCCATTTTGAAAAAGTGGCGGTTGCTCGAAGTGGCTTACCAACTCTTTAATTTCTAGCCCACCGTATGAGTAGAAAACCACACTTTCTCATTTATCAGCCAGCAGCCTCATCGAGATAAACAGAGATAGCGCTAAAAGGCTTTGTAAGAGCACCAGAAACTCTTGTCTCCATCAGCCACTTATACTGGTTGAAATCAATATCGAAATCATCAAAGGTCTCGATAGAACCGCCCTTATCATTACCAACATTGTAATCAAGAGGGTTAACAATAACAGCAAGCAGAGGCTTCTCAACAACGGTAGTTGCTGTACCGGTTCCTACACTCTGCGGAATACCAATCGTAGCATTCTTCATAACTTCAACAGTTACGATCCTAGAAACCCTAAGTGCCGTTGCAAGCTCGGCCTCAGTCTTATAAAGCCTATGACCAATACCATCCTTCAGCAGAAGCATCTCAGTAACCCACTCTTCTGTCGTAAACAGTGTAGGCGTGCCAGATCCACGATAATCAGTTCTTGCACGAATAACAGCATCAATAAAGGTATCAGCCTTCTCGGCACCAGTTGCGCCATGAGCGACAGAAACAGGGGTCTTGATGGTAAACAGATCAACATCAGATGCAATAGGTCTAATGCAAGTCTCATTAATCTTATCATCGGATGTTGCGTCTCTGCCATCACCAATAAGGATAGCCCTTGCAAGCTCTTCATTGAGCATAATCCTCATCTCACCCTTGATCCAAGCAACAACATCAAAATCAGTAATATCAACAACGTCGTCCTTATCCATCCTCTGCTTCTTATAAACCGTCGTAGGGGTGGTAACACGCTTCAGAAGGCCAAAGATCTCTTCCTTCTTCTGATGGGTCTTGATATAACCCTTAGCCCTTGCTTCGTCTTCGGTAATATTTGCAAAGACGCTCTTAATACGGCTGAAAGGAGAACGATGTACACCGCCAAGAAGCAGTGCTACCCAATCCTGATTTCTCTGAATCCATTCAGGAACATTGCTAAAAGCCTTAGGCTCAGGGAACAAAGCTTCGGGATCATTGAAACCATAAACAGTAGGACGACCCGTAGGGATCTCATCTCTCCACTCGCCTCTTCCATAAACATCCATTCCATCAGTAGGAATAGCATGAGAAAGAGTACCATCAGAAATAGCCTCATCGATCATATCTCTAAGAGATCCAGACCTCTTATTCTTTGCATCTTCAAGTATCTCTCCAAGAATCATGGAGTGCTGGAGTACATCCCCTTCATAGTCTTCGGTGTCAAACAGATTGTGTTTCATTTCTTCATCCTCCTCATCGGAATTTTTCTGGTTTTCAAGTGCTGCGCCAATCATAGCATACATTGCGTCCTTCTGTTCATCCGTCATTGTATCTATAATATCCTGAATCGTATCGCCTTCTTCATCATCTTCTTCATCTTCATCATCTTCTTCATCGCTATGCTTCAATGACTTTCTTTTTCTAGGCTCTTCTTCATCTTCTTCATCTTCTTCGTCATAATCTTCATCTTCTTCATCATAATCTTCTTCATCTTCATCTTCATCGTAATCTTCTTCATCGTCTTTTCTCGTGCCACTGTGAGAAATATCCATATCTCCCTCAACAGCAGCTCCGATCATGGCATACATCGCATCTCTCTGTTCATCAGTCATTGTATCTATGACGTCCTGCACAGAAACATCTTCATCATAAAAATCCATATCTTCGCCTCCTTCATCATCAGCATCATCATCTTCGTATTCATCGGATTCGTCTTCATAGTCCATATCATCTTCAGAATGCGAAATATACAAATCTTCGCCACTATAAATAACGCCTTCTTCCTCATCTTCATCCATAGGCATACCATGCTGCACAACAGATTCAATAAATGCTCCGGGATTAGCCCCAGCAAGAACAAGACTCACCTCTCTTATAACTCCATGCAAAACATCTGATCCTTTCTGAACAAGATTATTTGCATAAATACTAAGAGATGTAATATCCCCATGCTGAAGCTGCTCTTTTGCATCTCTACCTGCCTGGGTGTTGTTGAAAAATCCGTAACAATACACGCCTTCTTTACGATTCTCTAACAAGCAATGCCCAAGAACAGCACTAGTGGTATCGTGGCGATGATTCCATACAAGTGGGACAGTCATACCATCGTTTACTTCGAAAGCATTATCACGAATGGTTTTTCCGTCAGCACATTTAATGTTATTTTTGGTGGCCCAGCCATCAAAATCAAAATTCATGTTGCTCATTTGGAATCCCTCCTAAATATACCTCTGTCTTTTTCCTCAATTTGCATAGGATCTGTTTTTGGCATTTTTTCCTGTTGCTGCTGAGCTATCTCGGCGTTTGACTGATTCAAATTTGCATTAACAAGTTGATCAGCTTTTGGATCATCAACAGGCTTAAATCCAATAATAGATCTAAGCTCATTAGAAGAAAGTATTTCATTCCTAGTAAATTTATCTGCTATTTCGGCCACTTGATTTACAGGTATTAATTTAAATGGTTCTCTAAAATATGTGATTGATTGTTTTTGTGTTCTCGCGGTTGACGTTAAAAATTTACGCTTCATTTCATCCGTTATTGCTGAAAGAATTGGCTCTATTGTTTTGTTATAATATTCTAGTTCTTCCTCTTCTTTAGCAGTTCCATTAAAAATAGTTTCGGTTAAACCAAGCTGATTAAAAACATCTTTTTTAAGATCTTGTGCTTGTGCCCATAGATTGTTTTCTATAGAACGATTAAGTTGTACTATATGTTCCGTAGCATCTATGTATCCTATTCCATACTGTGAACCAGTAAGTTGTTGTTCTAGTAACTTTCTTCTTGCTTCTGCCTGATTTATTTTCTTTTCGGAATGGGCAAGATAAGGTAACTGAATAATAAGATCCATTTTACCAGCGGAATTCATCTCGTTTGTTTTATCAATATTGTTAAGTATTCGTATAAGTCTCTGTAATGTAGAATTTGGTTCATTCATGATGGCGTAAAAAGGATTTTCAATGATTGCTACAGTATTTTTAGCAACTATCTTTTGTCTTTTTCTGCCAGTTTTTTCATCATAAATAAACAATTTTACATGTTGCGGATACCACTCAAGTATCTTACCAGTTCGAAGTTCATAAATATCATATGAATTGGTAATATTCGGATCTTCGGATGTAGTTGTAGGAACTACAGCGACGCAACCTTCATCAAACATACTTATTACGATGTCTCGTATTAAAGATTTTCCAGTTTGATCGATGTTAGCATCCAAAGTTAAACAATTATTAAGCGGTGAATCAATAGTTTTAACATATCTATCATTTTTATCCAATTTTACATGTCTTATACTAACCGTTGAAACATCTACTGCGATCCTATTATAAATGCTATTTATTATAGATCGTTCATTTCCTCTAGTTAATCTTGGCCTATCCGGTTTAAAATAACTAGCTTGCCCATAATCTTTATAGACAGGGAAAGAGTAATCATCATCTCTGCCCATAAATATATCCCAGGACTTTTTTATTCGTTCTCCTAGCGTGGTTGACATCAGATAATTACCCCCTAAATTAAAAAGGGATGAATTTAATAGTTTCCTAGAAAATTCATCCCATTTTGAATCTTTTACTATCCTTCGGTACGAATCTTATTAATCCATTCTCCGATCTTCTGGCGTTCAAAATCTGAACCAGCACCGTCCATCATAGACTCTAACTTAGAGACCATCCGATCTTCTATACTATGACGACTCATGCCGCCATCATAATTTCCGATTCGGCCATTGTAATTTTCATAGCTACCACCCTGGTTGTTATACATAGATCTTCCTCTAGACCTACTCATATAACGACCAGTTCTGGCATCTCTCCCTCTCATGTAAGATCTTCCACTCATTTCATCATCGCCATATTCAGAATACTCATCATATTCTTCATTTGCATGATTCATCATTTCTTCAAGCTTAATAATATCTTTCATAAGGCAAACCGCTTCCTTCATACTATTAAGCTCTTGAGGAGTAAGGTCATTTTTAACATTAACCTTTCGTATTTCCTTAAGAAGGAGCTCCTTGGTTTTCTCAAGTTCAGCCATTATTTCATTAAACTTATCCATCGCTGCACCTCCTTAAGCTGTTCTAACAATAGACACATTAAGATTTCTCATGTCTATTGATTCCTGAGTAGAAGAAGTATTAACAACTGAGAAGAAATAGCAACAATTTACTGGAACATCTATATATCTAAAAGACGTTACATTATTAAACTGTTGCACAGCAGCTGGAGTTGAAGCAGCAAGAGTTGGCTGTACTGGAGTTCCTGCTATTGCAAGCGACTGTGATATTTCTCCAATCGTACCGCCAGTAGGAATCGCAATATTTGAACCAGCAATTACATAATATCTTGAAAATTTAGCGCAAGGGTTATTTGCAACACCACGAAGAATTATAAGCCCAGTTTCTTCATCGAAGAATATGTATCCTTTATTGCATACATTTCTAGTAGGATTAAGTCGTGCAGCCTGAAGATATCCAACAGACTGTACATCATCATATGCAAATTCTGCCATGGTATTACCTCCTTATGCTACTCCGCAACCACAACCGCCATAATTTGTAGGGCAGCAATTAGGGTTCTGTACAACATAAGCAGGAATGGGTGTAGGATTAAGGTACTGCTCAAGAGCAACAGTCTGGGCAGCATTATCCTGAAGGATACGTGCAGTCTGAGCAGTCTGAGATGCCTGAAGGTTTGCAAGATTGATCTGCGTCTGAAGATTTGCATTCTGCGTCTTAAGAGCATCGATCTCCTGCTGACAAAGCTTATCCAAGATAGCCTGAGTATTTGCGGTATTTGATGCTATAACGTCTCTAAGAGCACTAGATACGGCATTTCTATCAGCACATGCTTCTGTTGCAACCGTATACTTAAGATCTGCAAGACCTGCTCTGTTCTCGCAGCAACAATTCTGCAAATTCATAGCAATAGAGTTCATAGACTGGGTGTTTGCAAGCTGATTGGCATAAAGTGTAGAATTGATTCCATTAAGGCCATTCATTATAGCCTGCTGATTGAAACCATCCTGTATTCCATACATCATGCCACCTCCGTTACCAAAACCTCCTCCATTATTGTTGTTTCCCCATCCACCCATAAAGGCAAAAAGGAAAAGAACGATGATCCAAAACAGACCATCTCCACCAAACATACCACGATTGCCGTTGTTGCCAGTTACTGCTGCTACGTCAGCTGCACTAAGGTTGCCATCTACAAGTGACATTTTAGTTACCTCCCTGTGAAAAGAAACCAGTTAATTGTTTCGCGGTTTGAGATAACTCGTTAAATTGCTGTTGACTCATTTGACCAGAATCCAAAAGTTTTTGAACTTCTTCTTTTGGATCACCAGTAAAATTATTTCGAAATTCATTAAACTTTTGCAGTAAAACTATAGGATTTGGAAAATTATTCATCGTATTCCTCCTCGTCTCTTACCCTATAATTATCGTCATTTCTTTTTATTTGTGGTTTTGACTTATTATAGGAATGACTATAACTTTGTCTAGTCTTTGAGATTGCTTTTTCCACAGCAGCATCAATCATTTTCGAAACGTCTTCTTTTTTAACATAGTTACCCAAATCGATTGAAGTATTATCATCTAAGATCTGTCTCTTTGAAAGATCATAGATTTCTGTCTTTAATGGCCTTCCATCAGAGTTCTTTTCTTTGATGTATAATACTTCGTTATCCTTAACAAATACAAACACCCTATTGTTAGGTCCAACCATCCAAGTTTTGGCTTCTTCTTCAGTCTCAACCCATACAATACTATTTTGAATCTGGTTTGTAAAAACCTGATTTGCTGGCTGCATAGTACCATAGTTTGAAACTGGGGTTGTCATACTTGGAAGCTGACTGTTTATACTTGTTGTTGGAACATTGTACTGATTCATCGTTGGTTCTCCTTTCAACAAAAATCATTACTTAGTCCAATATGCAATTGGAACTTCTCCACCTGAATCCCAGGCATCATAGTAATTTCCGTTTATAACAGTAACAACATGATTTCCAGATAAATGTTTTCCAGAATCCATAGCTTGAAATTGATCAATGTAATTTACAAGAACAGCAAGTAAATATCTTCCTTTCGGATGATCTAAGCAAAAGTCTCTAACAGTATAACAATTTGGACATGTGTCCAAAATATCATAGTAATGGTATCCATGATTAAGTAAATAAGTTGACCAGACTTTATTTCTTATTGGAATAAGATGCATAAAATAGCCTTGAGTACAAATACCAAGGTATGCATCTTCCCAAGAAATATTTTCAATTTTTGATATTGCCCTTACAACACAATCTATATCATCTTTGTGTTCTGGGTTTGGATTGTAGTATATGAAAGACATTTGTTCGTCCTTTTAAATATCTCCAAGAGTTCTTCCACGTTTTGCTAATTTATCTGCGATTGCCGTTGCTTCTTTTGGAGAATACCCGAGATCTTTTAAATATGCTATTGTCAAACTTTTTCCACCTTTATTTACATAATCATTAGCATATGTCCATTTAGAATCCCCATTGGATTTAAGAGTTTTTGCAATTGTTAAATCATTAAAATTCCTTTTTGGTCTAGAATCATATAATTTTTTCCAATCCTTATCATAATTATCATAATATTCTGGATGATCTTTTTCAAATTTCTTTACCTTTTGTTCCCATTTTTTATACTCTGGACTCTGTTCATATTTTTTAACATTTTTCTTATACTCATCAATAAGCTTTTTAGAATTTGGTCCTATTGGTTCCATAGACATTAAAGATCTTATTGCTCCGGTTTCTTTTGCTTTATCCTTTCTTTCCTTAGAATTTTTTATTTCTTTTTTTAAAGTTTTATATAATTTTGCAGAATCCGTATTAGAATCTACTTTTTTAGAAGTAAACATTGAGCCTTGTTTATTTAAATTATTCTTTTTCCTTTGCATTGCATCTTTCTTATCTTTATACTTATCATACGCGCTAAGTCCTGCATATAAACCTAGAGAACCTGCTGCAGATATACCAGCTTTAATCAATTCTGTTGTAGCAATTTCTTTTAACTTTCTACTTGCTATGCCGCTTTTAAGATACGATTTCCTAGTTAAATCGCTCGATGCTTTTATTCCTTTTTTAGCAAGACTTCTAAAACTAGCAGATCTTATTGCCATTGCTCCTAAAGCCAATGCACCTATCGTCGCTACTCCAGCAAGACCCACAATTGCTTTTTCCTTTTTTCGTTGGGCTTCGTTTTTCATACTATCATAAACAGTCTTTTTTGCAGCATTCCTAATCCTATCGTTTCTTTCAAGTCTTTCATTACTTCGATATCTATTATTGTAACGATTTCTTCTATGATTATTTCGTCTGTTATAATGCTCACCGCTTCCCTGTTTACCAATAAATTTTCCAGTAGAACCCTTATAACCAGATCCATACGGTTGGTATCTGCGGATTCCCCATTTCATACCCTTTACACCGTAGTGGTAGAGTTCACCGCCTATTGTAATATCATTGTAAAGCATTTTAATACCCTCCTTTATAGACGGTTTTAATCAAACACATCAACATTGTTCTTATAAACAACGTATGCATCCATCATGGCCGCAACTGAGTCAATTTTCTTATCTTGTCTCTTTTTTAAAAGTTTTCTATTTCCATTTGTGTCTTCAAGGGTTATACAATTACCCATTGCGAACTCCATAAGCTCTTGATCAAATAAAAGAAGTCTATCTTGAGCTAATTTTTTAAGTTCCCCGAGTGGAACTGATTCGGTTTTTACTCCCTGAATTACTTTTTCCACGCCAAATTCTCCATGCTCAGATATCCACCTATCAATAAAAGCCTTCGCATTATATGGATCATAACCCAAAGTTAAAACATCGTATTCTCTTTCGTCTATAAGTTTAATCAAATCATCATAAACATTCATCATGTCAAGTATTGTGCCTTCCATTATAACAAGACTTCCTTCTTTTAAAAATTCTTCATACTTAAGTCTTGTAGCCATAGGCAATCCAACCATCGTTCTCTCAGTTATATAGCATCTTGTCTTTACACCAAATGATGGATTTCTATGATCATTTAATGGGAAAATAAAAGTAAATGCACAAAAGTCATCTCCAAGAGACAAATCACATCCAAGAGAACATTCCATTTTCCAAAATTCTCGTTTTTTATGTTTCTTTATTTCGTCATATGTAAAGAAATAAGTATAACCCTCCATTGGTATACCAAATCTTTTTGCTAAAATATCATTTCTTGCTGCTGGAACATTTTCTGCTCTTGTGACGTCTTGCTGATATGCTTCATATGAAACTGTTTTTCCTATGTTGGGATTTGCTTTAATCCATAAAGACGGATTGCTTACTTCTTTAATATCATCCAACTTATACCACCAAATTGACACATGGGGATTGTAATAATCCCCTTTTAACATGTTCATTAACTCCATTTTTATAGAATCGCCAACACCATTTCTAACGGTTCCCTCTGAACTAGTGGCAATTATCCACCAACCGTCAATATCACCCTTTGTAGCACCCTGTTCAAGAGCACCTATAACATCTTCTCTCGTATCTCCTGACAACCATTCATCAACCGTCGAATACTTATTATTTAAACCCTGAAGTTTGTCAATTGACATTGGTCTTATTTGTAGTAAAGAATTTGTTATACGATTTTCTATTCCTTCCTTTGTAGAGGCTAATTTCATTTTATTAGCTTCTGATCCGGTTGTATTATTCTTTGAACCGTAAGTTAAAAATTTAAATAATGGTCCTCTAGATCTTGCTATTGCTGTTTTAAAAGGTGATACTATTTCGTTTGCTTGTCTCATTGTTGGCGCGGTTGTTACTTGATAAGTTGTGGTTGGGTCCATTATAAGCCCGTACGCTTGATGACATTCTCCATAAAGTGTTTTTGCTCCGCCTCTTGCGACTATTAAAAATTGTTTATTTACAAGTCTTTTCTTTACTCTTTTTCTAACATACTTTCCACCATGATAATCTTGATTTGGAACATAAACACTACTATCTATAAAATAATACCATCCATAAAGTTGTTCGCCCCAAAGTTTAAATGTTGGAAGTAATGTTAAAGGAGACCCATCAACGAGTGTAAGTTCATTTTCGCAAAATCTAATCCAAGCTTCAACCGGTTTTGGATCATAGTAAACGCCCCGATTCTTTATAAGATCATCAATCCTATTCATTTCAAGAGAAATGGTCTCACAAACAGGGATCTTACCTCTTATGACAGCATCTCTAAACTCCCCATAATATTTTGGAGTGGCTGTATTTGATAAGCCTTCAAATTCATCTTTGTATGCTGCCATTTAGAACTCCTTTTAAATAAATTTGTGCTGCTTGATCCAATTCATTTTCCAATCTTCTGCAATATCGCTCATGCCTAATCTTTTATAGTTATTGTATATAAGTTTAGCATTAGCATCGTCATTAAATGCTTTTGCACCCTTTATAAATCCTTCTCTATATTCATTCATTTTACGCCGTAATGCATTAAAGATCCATCCGTAGAATACTCATTGTATGTGTTGTTCATGATACCACCTCAAAATATCAATTACCATTTGGGAGTGTCTTTACTTTACTAAACCAATCTTCTCCGGTACCGTTACCACCAAGATCTCTATATGGATCATAAATGTACTTACGTAAATCCTCGTATTCTTGTAACGTGATCTTTCCGGCTTTTATGTATTCCTCGCACTTCTCGATTAAACGCTCATGTAACAGTCCAAGAAGTGCTTTTCTTTCTACAGATTTCTTATTTGCTTTGCTTACGTAAATAGTGTTAATAAAAGTCCAAAAACCCGTACTTGCAAAAACAGCAACTATTATTGCCACCACTATTTCGGTATTCATTTTTAACCTCCTCTCTTTGCTGTCTGGTCATCAACTTCAATATTAATTCGCCATTCGAGCTCTTTTATCTGTTCGCTAAATGCTGTATGAACAAATGAATTAGACGGAGGATCAAATAGCATTCTTACCTTTAAAATAACGTACTGTTTTATCATGTCAAGTTTTTGTTCTGTAAAGAAATCGGTCCACTTTTCATTTTCACCAGTAATAATAAACCCGTCCTTATTGCCAACCCCTATCTGAGTAAGGGTATTTAGGGCAAGATTAATATTTAAAATTAATTCATTGTCAAAAGAAGTATCATCATTATTCCCAATAAGAACATTTCTTACTGTTCTTAAAATACTCTCATCCATGACCAAATCCTTTTATGAAAGTGCTACATAATCTTCCATTATGTAACCTTCATCGGAACCATGATTTACAAAATAAAAATTGTTCTTTTTAAAAAGAACTATTACGGTATCTTTTGCATTTATTATCTTCTTTACAAAAGAATTAGTAGAGGGTTCTGATCTGAGATTAACAGCAACACATTTCACAATTGTGCCGACCTTATTTATCTCATTTCTTCTCTCCTCTACTATAGGTTTTACAACTTCTTCTTTTACTTCCTCTGTGGAAGGAGCCAAGTCTTCAACAACTGGCACATTGTTTTCTAGAAATTCTCCATTAGAAATCTTATTATACTGTTTGTATTCCGATCGCATATTAATCACCTCCACAAAATTGTATCGTTTGGTTCCCTCTCCTTGTAATCATATAAAGAAGAGATATCGGTTCCATAATGAATTGCATTATGTGTCGTCTTTGTTGTACACACAACATTATTCATATCAAATATTTTTCCAGATCTTTTTCTAACATCTTCTATAGTAAGCGGATTTAAATGATGTATTAAAATCATAGTATTTATTGGTCTATTCTCATCTGCCAAATCGCATCCGTGATCTCTTATTATTACATTTCTTCTAAATCTTTTCCATTCTTCTGATCTATATAAAACTTGATTTAAATATCTACTCCCGCCAAAAGTTAAATCAGAAACAACGCCATTTAATTTCAAGTAGTTAAGTCTCTCATCAAAAGTTTTTAATTTTATCATTTCAGAATATGACTTAATGTCGTGATTCATTCCCATGATTCTCCAAATCTTCTTCTGAAAACAATCCACTATAAGAACGCATCGCTTCCATTGCATTAGAAACCATCACTTCTAACTCTTGCGCAGACTCTATAGATACTGTTTTTGCTCTTTTTAATCGAATATCTTCTTCTAAACTCGCTTTTTCGAGTTGAGTTTTACTCGTTGCCAACCTTAAATAATGTATTATTAACTGATTTGACGCTGTGCCGTCTCGTAATTTTTCTTCGGCTAAATTCTCAGCCATTGCTATTAATTGATTCTCCCGACCCTCAGGAGTTTTCGCAGGGGGCATTTTCTTACTTTTCAGTGAGTTTGAAGAAGATTCAGCATACTCTTTTCTTCTTTTTGCCATAACTTCTCCTTTTCAAAAATACTTTTTGCAACTTTCTCTACACTTTTGTTTTTCCTCCTGCAACTTTCCGGAACTCAATTTCAAAAATTTACCTCCGGAGAAATTTTTGGG